GGACCACTCCCGCTGAGGAACCCTGGGGTCCCTGCGGGATACGTCCGGCATTTCAAGCAATACCACGGAGACATCAACCCTGGAGAGGGTGCGGTCATTGGCTCCTGCGTGGCGGCCGTCGGGGGCAGCTGAGTTGTGGCTGCTCAGAGAGACGCCCCGCGGAAGGAGAAGGGCAACACGGCTGACTTCAATCTCAGCCAGCCGATCGAGGAGGCGGCGCCAGGTGATTGGCTTCTGGCGCACGCCCTCGACGTTTTTGTTCAGTGGGCGGCAGTGGTCAGGGAGACCCTGGTTAGGGTCTTTGAGGAGCTCGATCGCCGACAGTCCGGTTTCAGCCTTGCTGGCCAGGACGTCGTCGCGGATCGCTTGCTCGATTGCTCCAAGGGCGTTGAGATAATCTGCCCCGAGCATTCCCTGTTCACGCCGTGCCTGGACATTCCGGGATCTGGAGCGTGGGGCCTCCGGTGTTGGCTCGATAGCCACAACCTCCGGCCCTCTGGGGGGGGTCGCCATTGGCGGCCCCCCAGTAGCCCTCCCGGGTGTCACGGGCACAGGCTGTGCCTCCGCCTGCAGTCTCCTCGACCTCTCGCGCTGGGCTCTCAAGAGCCAGCCTCCCGCAGTGGCGATAACTGCGCGCCTTGCGTCGCTAAGGCGATGACGCAGTTTCCTTGCCACGTCACCGGAGTTCCGATGGAAACGCTCGGACTCCGTGAGCGGGACATCAGAGAGGAAGAAGAGGTCACGGGCGATATTGCCCACTAGCTGGTCGGACAGCTCGGATACCGTGCCTGGATAGGCAATGGATCCGGCGGGGACTTGGACACCTGACTTCTTTGCGATCAGGTATCTCTGGTCCATGGCATAGTCCGCCAGCGCAGAGGCGACGGTGCGCAGGGGCAGCTCATGGGACGTGTCGTCCCAAGGCCTCGAGAGGACCGTGAGGTCCGAGGCGAAGTTGGCCCCGAGCGCTAGTGCTTTGGCCGCAATGGCGACCTGCCTTAGCACTCCATCATCGCCATGAGGGAGCGGTGTGTCCCAAATCGTCGGTCGGGGAAGCCCAAAGCCCCCGAAGACCCGTGGGACGTGGATCAGCCCATGCATCCCCATTCGGACGGCAAACTGCCGGAAGTCTGGGTGAGCGGCATGAAAGGCTCGCAAAATCTTCACGCGAGCGGCGTGCACTCGGTGCACCATCATGCCTTCGATGGCTGGTCCTACCGCGGCCCAATAAGGCGCCTCTGTTCCTGTCAGGTCCGTCCTCATAGTGCCGATGAGGCCCCGAAGCGGAAAAGCTTGGGACCAGTTGGTCAATTGGAGGACAGTGTGCGGAGCCGGCGTGACGTCATGGTACGCCACCGGACGGTGGGACTTCGTCTTGGTAGCCTGGGCCCGAAAAGGGCCGAAGGGTTGTACCCTCATGAGGCCGACGAAGAATACCTCTTCCGTGAAGACTCCGCCACCTTTTAGGACCATGTGTTTTGCCCTGTTGGAGAATACCGCACCCGAGTCGGTCGCCGCCCGTTCGTACGCCCTGATGTAGTCCATGTGGCCAGCAGCGACGAGGTCATCCCCGCAGATCCGAACTCGCGGTACCGAGAACGTAGGTACCGCTGAGATCTTCTTGGCCAAGTTCCACCAGGCGAGGTTCGCCAGGCAGAGCAGAGGCCAGGTGGTGGGGAGGCCCATGAGAGCACCCCTCTTCGATAGACCGTGTCTACCTAGGTCTGGGTACTCCAATAGCTGCGGCCCGATCGCCGTGAGGAGGACGCGCCGTGCCCATGGGGGCAGGTTCCGTCCATGGTCCGACTCGAGGATGCCCTCGACAATGGCCTGATAGGTTTCCGACCCGATGAGGTCGGTGGCTGATTTCAGGTCTGCCGAGAGGACGAACTCGTCGGACTGATCGCGGCGTGCTGGGTCATTTGGCCTGACCGGCTTGAGAGGACCATCGTGGTCCGGCCGGTAGAAGAGGGACTCCACCGCCTCCCGATGGTCCCCTGCGAGGACCTCCCGGACCGACTGGTCCCGGCGGAGGCCTGCAGCCATCCAGCGTCGGAGGTGGTGTGCTAGGGCTACAAGGCAGCCAGGGGACTTAGTGACGATCCTGGTTTTGAAGCCACGCTCCTGAATGGTCAGGACTTGCGCATGCGGAAGGCCCTGCCCTGTCATCTCGTCGAAGTCGAGGACGAGTTGGGCATTGAGCAGAGCATGCGCTTCACGGGCGACCCCGTCGTCGACGACCGGGTAGCTTGTGAACTTCTTGACGCCGCGAATGGCGGACATGGGGTCCGTACTGCCGCGGGCGTCAGGGTAACCTGACTGGAGGAGTCGGTCGACATGCACCCGTGCTTCCTCTGAAATCGGCAGACCATCTGCCTGTCCCCGGAGGATGAAGACGGCCTGAATCTCTGGCCACTTCCTTTCCCAGTTTGCGAGGCGTGCAGCCTGCAGTTCTGGGGAAATCCTCTCGGGGTGGAAGCGCCTATTGAAGGCGTGGTGCATACGTTGGCGAAGGAACTCCGCCATCCCACCCTGTTTCCTGCTATTCTCAAGGCAGGCTCCAGAGGTGGGATCGAGTTCTTCTGTGGCTTCGAACCGCTGGAGGAAGGCGTTCGCCCACACCCTCGTGAAGGTCCGCAATTGTTCACGCCGACCTTCCGGGAGGGGTGGGGCAGGGGAGCAAAGTGCCTCCAGGTGCGCCTCTTGGGCGGCTATCCCTTCGCGGGACGGCCTGCCTTTTGGGAGCGCCCGGCCGATGTAAGACAGCTGGACCAGAATGTCCTTCTGATCTTGCGTCCGGTCGAGGGCACGAAGTGCCTGGCCAATTTGGCGTAGCGGGCGATCTTCAAACACCCGCGCGAGCCTTGAGTTGGCTACGGCCCCCCCGCTGATGGCTCTGAACCGGCACTCGGTCGCAAACTCCTTGAAGTGCGACACTGCCTGGTTGGGACCCGTGAAGAGGGTCACCTTTGCGAGCCAGCGTTTGAACGCCAGGAAGGAGGGGCATTGGGAGCGAGGGAGCAATGGCTCCTTCCCCAGGCAGGCGACAGTCGCGATGTGGAGGACCTGGAGAAGGTCCTCGACCAGCGTCTGTCGTTCGCGCAGCGCGACAACCCGGCGTTGAGCAGGGTCGTCTCGCTGCTTAGGCCCGGGGCGCTTCCTCCTTGCCCGTGCTTCCGGTTGGGACGGCACTGGAAGCGGCGTGCTGCCTGCCACTGCGATGTCAATGGTGGCCTCTCGGGGCCTCCCGGCGACCTCCTCAGGAGCCTGTGAGGGCTCGGAGGGTACAGTGGTGGCAGGAGGGATGGGCTCGAGCCCGGCCTCCTGAAGGCGCAACTGCCGCTTCTCGCTCTTCCTCGACGACAACCAGCCGTCGATGGACTTGGCCTTCGCGGCCAGTGGAGCGAAGATATTCCCAACCCCAGTCCAGACGGGCCCATGCTTCCGGGCCTCCTTCTGGACAGCGGTGATCGTCCCCTGGCGCTGCGCTTCACGCTCGAGCACCTCGAGAGCGTTGACGCGCGCAGCTGCCGATTGGGCTTTCTTGGCGACCTCCTTGGACCACCGATGTCTATCACAGCCGGCCTCCAGTATGATACTGGGGTGCATCTGCAGCACTTTAAACGCCGGTTCCGGTGGTCCGTGTCTCCGTGGTTTTGTTGGGGCGGGGGCCTTTCTGGCCCCCGGCTTTCTGCTCGATAGCATCCCTGGCCTCGGGTTCTGAACCCTGAGATCAGGCATGCGGGAGAGCGGATGGCTTAGACCCCCTGAGCTCCGCAGTCTGGACTTCAGACGCGTTGAGCGTTCGGTGGTGTTAAC